TGCAGGCCATCCGCGCACATAGTCTCCGCCTAGCAAGTAGGCCACTGACAAATTAAAATGATGTGTTACATTAGCCGGGTCAAGTTGTATGGCACGTTGTAAAAAAGGAACAGCGCCCACCGGATCACCAATTTCTCTCAGCACATTGCCGTAGTTGTTGAATGCGCCAGAAGAGCCTCTATCAAAGGCCATGGCCATAGCATACTGTTGTAGGGCTTGTTCAGGTAGGTGTTGTTCTCTGTAGGTATTGCCTTGAGCAATGAGTTGTTCTGTGTTTTGCATGGCAATATTTACATGTTATTTTGGTCTGGTAAAAATATCAATTGCTCATAAATACTTGTCAACGCAATCATACGTTTTATGCAGGCTTAAGACCCCTGCGTAGCGGCTAGAACCCGCATCGGACTTCTTTAAGGAGAAAACAAAATGGGTCGTCCTCTAAAAATACAAAAATATTCAACTGGCTCCAGTATAACTGGCGGCGCAGTAGCAATTGATCAAGCATATCCTCCGTTTGCCGCTCCAACATCAATGGACACAAACACAGTGGTATTGCCATCACCGGCGATATCTAATGTGCCATTCACCGGTGTGGTTGGCGGCGTACAAGGTGGTGGTGTCAGTGCCGCATATCCTATTGTTGATGTGACTGGCAATATTCAAAACAGCTTCTCAGGCAGCGCCAGCAGTGTGATTCTGCGCCAAAAAGGTGCTCATAAGTTCCTAGTGGCCACTGTGGCAGGTATTGATCCAGCAGACGCTGTAATTGGTGCAACACCGTCTGTTGCATTGCGTATTCTCACACTGGGCGACACAGATTGGCAAGCCATGGGTGCTCCAGTGGGTGCAGACGTTGGCACAGTGTTCACACCATACGCTGCCGCAGGTGCTGGCACAACAGGTACAGCACAGGAAGTTGGCCAGTGTGTGTTAACAAGCGATTCAACTCCTGGTGCTGGCAACATGACTATCTCTATGGCAGTTGACGGAGACAGTACTGCGGTATACATCAGTAAGTTGACCAACAAGTTTGTGCAGGACTTTGCTGGTGGCGGAATTGGCGGCAATGCAGACTCAGGCGATGTATGGAATCCAACTCAAGTTGTTAACGACATTGAGTATGCTGCCAACTTCTTTACAGACCAATCTACATTTGCCAAGAGTGGTGCAGAAGTTGACACCTGGGCTGGTACAGCACAGAACAGTGATGGTACACTGGGCCTTGCTCAAGTGGACAAACTTACATCTTAATTTTGTAACCCGGATCCCCACGGTTAAATATCGTGGGGATTTTTTATGACTATAGCATTTGTGGTAGGAAACGGAGTCAGCAGGTCTGGACTGCCGTTGGCGCATATTCAAACATTGGGAAAAGTGTACGGGTGCAATGCTCTTTATAGAGAGTTTACGCCTGACGTTCTTGTGGCCACAGATCGTCCAATTGCCACACAGATACAAGAAACTGGCTATTCTGCCCGGCATCGATTCTACACAAGAAAACCCATCCCTGCCCTGGGCGCTGTGTCTGTGCCCAAGGACTATTATGGATTTAGCTCGGGCCCAAATGCTGTGGGCATTGCAGCCAAAGATCAACATGGTAGAATTTACATGATAGGATTTGACATGGGTCCTGACGTAAACAAACAGTTTAACAACATGTATGCTGGCACAGAGTTTTACAAGCCCACGGATTCACGCCCGACCTTTACTGGGAACTGGGTAAAACAGCTGATAACCATTGCCAAAGACCATCCAAATACAGAATTTATTCGAGTTTGTGGCAATACCACAGCACGATTGCCAGAGTTAGACCGTATTAAAAACATGACTCACGAGGATTTAAGTACCTTTGTAATGCGGATAAATAATCAAAAGGATCTCTAAATGGCTACAGTAAAAACTACCAGCGGCGACTATACCATCACAGTGGCAAATGGTCTTGGCCTCATGACCATCAACGCTGATCTTGATGTTGTTGGTAACATTACGTACATCGATTCAAGTGAACTACGTGTGACTGATCCGTTCATCACAGTGGCCTACGAAAACAACGGGGCCATACGAAGTATGGGCTTGGTAGCTCAAAAAGACACTACTGCCTGGGCAGGACTGAGATTTAACCTAGATACAGGCGATTGGGAAATCAGTGACAGCGTCAATGCCGAAGGTGGTCAAATATCTCCGTATCAACCAATTCTTGCTGGAGTAATACCCAGCACTAGCCCAGGACTACCAAATAATTCTGTTCAATTTAACGTAAGCAATGTTTTCACGGGCAACAGCGCATTTACATTTGACGTTGCTAATAGCAAAGTAAACATAACAGGACAATTGGTGTTGGGCAACATAGCCACAACACCCACAGCAACAGCAAACTCTGCCGCACTGTATAATGGCGCTGTAGGCGCCGGCGGCACAGGAGTGTACGTTAGAAGCACCACAGTCAACGACGAACTAGTTAGCAAACAAAAGGCTATTGTATATAGTCTTGTACTCTAAGGAAGCATAATGGCAATCACCAATACACGATTAACAACAACCACACCAACCACAGTATTTGCGGCAGTTGGACAACAGGCAATCACCACAATATATTTGTGCAACACCACAGGAACAGATGTTTCTGTCAATGTGTTTGCAATCAACAGTGACGACAGTGTTGGCGCTGCTTTTGACAATATGATTTACAATCAAATTTTGCTTACTGCTGGCAGTGGCAACATAGGTGACACCTATGTTATATCAACAGAAAGACTTATATTAGACAACGGCGATCTCATTGAAGTTGAAGCAAACATTGCAGATTGTGTCACTGTAACAGTGAGTTCAATCGCAATCTAACATGGGAAACTGGGCTAAAAATCGCCGATTAGAATCTGGCAGCACATCAGTTGTTATGCCAGCTGGCAATTCGGCTACCAGACCGGACGCACCTGTGTTTGGTCAGTTTAGATTCAACACTGACATAGGGTTAATTGAATTTTACAACGGTGCTGTATGGTCGTCGGTGTCTGCTGGTGGGTCTATTGCATACACTGTGGACAACTTTGTGGGCAACGGAACAACCACTGTGTTTACCATGTCAGTTCCAGAAGCCACAGCTCAGCAGATCATTGTGTTTGTCGGCAGCGTATATCAAATACCAGTTACAAACTACACTGTCAACGGCGGATTTGACATCACATTCACCAGTGCTCCGCCATTGGGCATGCCAATCAACGTGATTCACAGCACAACTTGATTGTTTTTTATCAACTAAATACCCCACAAGGGAAAATCGATGGCTATCAGTAAAATTGCAGGACAGATGTTAAAGGACACCCTCGAAAGAGATGGTGCTAATCTGGCAATTTCTGACACAGTAGCCGATACTCCTGTGATCTTTGTGGACGTTGTAAACTCCAGAGTTGGTGTTAACAATTCTGCTCCGGGACAGGCACTTGACATATCTGGCAATGTCATAGCCAATAATCTTTTTTCGTCCAACACCGTCAGTGCCACTGGCAACATCATCGGCGGAAATGTCAATGCTGTAGGTGTAATGAGTGCCGTTGGTAACATCATTGCCAACGTCGGCAGTTATTTCATTGGTAACGGTAGTCAACTAACAGGCATTGATGCCACTTCTATTCAAAACGGCAATAGCAATGTAAAAGTCTATGCCAATGCCAATGTAGCCACAAGCGTGGGCGGTACAGCCAATGTATTTTTAGTCACCGGAACAGGTGCAAATGTTGCTGGTACACTTAACGCCACCGGCAATCTTGTTGCCAATGGAGTAATATTGTCAGCCAATGCCATTTTGGCTGAATCCGGTATACTGTCACTGGGCTCAAACGCCAACATCAGCATTTCAGGTGGCTCAGCCGACTATGTGTTGACCACCGACGGTACCGGTAACTTGGCCTGGGCATCCACAGGAGACATTGGTGTTGTAGGTAATGTCATTCCGCTAGGAACACCCACAGATGGAGATCTTACAACCAATGTGGCGTATGACGGGTGGACCACAAGCACTTATGTCACTGACGGGCTAGATGATTTAAATCAAGTTGCATTAAATATTGCCAAAAATACGTTTGTTGGACAAACAGATTTTATAGGTACACCAACATCGGGCGCCAGTCCAATAACTGTGGCATTTACCGGTATTTACGTTGGCAACGCTACTAATTATCTTTGGAACTTTGGGGATGGAACCACAGCATCAACACAAAATCCCAGTCACGTCTACAGTAATGTATTAGGCCGATTGTTTACTGTTACATTTACAGCGTGGAATGCCAACGGCACATATTCTGGCAACACAACATTAGGAGCCAAAGGATCTGTAGATTCTGTTACCAAAACAAACTACATTACTCTGTTTACACCGTTGCCAATACCATCGTTTACCACAAGTCCAACTAGTTTAGATACTGGTAGCAGTGTAACGTTGACCAATACCAGTCTGTATGCTACCTCATACACAATCAACTACGGTGATGGCAACACAGCAGTTAATCCTGGAAATGCTTTTGTTACCAATAGTCATACCTATAATAATTCTGCCAACACCGATGCTCTTCGTAGTATTACATTGACAGCTACCAATCAAACAGCTGGTAATGCTCCTCCATACAGCGTAACATCCGCTGCAACCAATGTTAAAATATTCACACAACAAAGCCCTGCAATTACTGCCAACACGGTCAACGTAATCAACTATGCTGCCACGTCAGGCGGCGTGGTCAGTTTTAGAAATGACACACCCGGTAATCCTGGAAATACCGCAAGTTTTGGTGCTCAACAATTGTATAACTATCAGTGGGGCGACGGCACTGCCAACAGCAATGTGAACATTCAATCTGGACTGGCAGGCAATCCTGGTGCTGCCAACATCACTCATACTTTTGCATTAAGTGCTGGCCAGCAGTCTGCTGGAACCACAGTGAATTACACAGCAAATCTTTGGCTGTACACTGGCTACAGCACCAGTCCATTCAAGGCCAGCAATGTCACAATCACTGTAGAGCCCGAAGTGCGGGCCAACTTCTCGGGTACGG